GTTTCCCAGTCACGATCACAAACTCTGACCGTTTGTCGTCTGAGCGAACGAATTACTCTGTCCTGCCCAACGTCCCGCTAACATCTCTTCCTTGTACTCGTTTGCTAGTTTCAGGGAGAACGGACGATTTGCCTTGTTACCCTCCAACAAAATACGAAGTTTTTGACCGTTCACTGTGGTTTTGAAGGTGGGAACTTCCTTATCTCCCGGTTTCAGTTCCCTCCATCCGACCAAGTTTTTTGCATTATCGGCTGTCAATTTGTCATAGACTTCGACGTTGATTCCTTCCTCTTCCACAAACTCTCCATTGTGGAAGATGACGGGTTTGGTGAACTCCTCACGAGGGGTGGATGTTTCTAGTTGCCGATCTTGCTTCTCTTCATGCGTCTTCTTCCGACGGCCCCGCTTCGGTGGAACTCCGTTCTCTTCCTCAGTGAGAACATTAACTGGCTTCCCATCCTGAAGATTTTTGACAATTCGATTCCGCAACTTCAACAGATCTTCCGTCTCCGGATCCTTCAACTTACTTCCGGTCTTCTCCAGTCGTTCGTGTAACTGATTGACATTTTCAACCAACTTACCCGTCTTCCACTTCTCCGCAGACCGAACACCCATCTCCCGGAACAGATCCCGCAGATCCTTTTCAACCACGTTCATTGCGATACCCTCTGAACAAAGTGTGTGTTTACCCGAAACAATATATCGAGGTCGAAGAGGATGAAAAGGAATTTTTCTCAAAAATCACTGACAACCGCCGGGTTGCTGAGGTCCAGACAATGACCGATATACACACATTTCATAGGGTCATATCGACCTCGCCGACGTGCAATCCAGTTCAACCGAAAAATTTGTCTTTTATTTTCTTCAGGACTTGTGTTGATTGCAATCAATCCAGTTGGATGAGCATTTTTTCGTTTATCATCTGAGAAATTTGACATATCTAATATCTTTTTTCCGTAGGCAAGAGCGTTTGCTTGAGTAGCAGTCACGAGCAGACAGTGATACTCTTGAGACAATCTCCTCATCAACTTCCAAGTTTCATTAATCTGATCTCTCTTGTCCAATCTAGGATTTATCGGAGCTAGTAAGTCCGAGTAATCGATGACGATTACATCCGGAACCCATCCGTCAAGTTCCCAGGATTGGATTTCAGATCGGATTGTGTGGATGGTAGCAGACGAGTTTGGGTGACAAGCTACCTTCAAATAGGAATTCTTTGATTTAACTTGATTTTGCATGGTGTCTTTACACGACTGCCAGGCAGTAGAGAAATCAAGTCTGGTATCGAATTCTACTAGTCTGTATTCGATTTCAGGGGTAGATTCCTTGTTTCGTGGACGACTGATCTTGGTTGGAATCCGGACCTTACAAGGCCATTCACGCGACGTAAGAGGTCTTTGAGCCGAACGAATCAAGAATCTTTCCGCAACCTGATTCTCCGACATATCTCCCACGTCGAAATAAGCCACTCGTTTTCGTTGTGTAAATGCTCTGTACGCAATATCCATTAACCAGAACGATTTCCCGGATTTCTCCGGTCCCAGGAACACAATAAAGGAATCACGAGACAACGTGTCGCCGAAGAATCTTCGCAACCCTCCGGGATACTCAATGAGGTTCTCGGAGATTTCTTGATCGAATACAGATCGAACTGCTTGCTCATCCAAAAACAAGTCCGTACCGGATCCGGATCCGAGTTGCACTTTGGAGAAAGTGGTGATCTCCGATTCAGCATCAGACACATTGTCTAGGTCAAGACACTCCTGTACTCTGTCTACCATTTCTCTGATTCGTACTCGGTTGAAATACACTCCAGCTAGATCAATCACATGATTCGGATTGATCTCATCTCCTCTATCATACTCATCCGAGATGTCTGCAAGGAAATTATCAACTGACTCAATCAATCTCGTGTTCTTCGATCTATTCGCCCAGTCCTGGAAAATGTCCTCTACATGACTCCCTGGATGTGTCTCATGTTTCCTGTAGTAATCAACACACCAACCCCCTACGAGGTTCGCCCAGTCTGACGAAAAAAGTCCCTTCTCTCCCCATCTTGAACTCACTCTCCCCAGTACCATCGTATTTGTAATCATCGCCTGTAAGATGCGTTTCTCTTTCGATCCATCGAATTTTTCAACTCTCACATCGGATCTCCTAACTCGGAATCTGAGCGGAGTAAGGACGATTCAGTAACTCAGACAATCAGTCTGTATTTCTCCATGATTTTGTAGTGAACAACTGTTATGGGTTAGAATCGTCACAGAATCGATTCTAACGGACTTTTTTGGAAGTAGTAGGTTCCTACTCTGAAACGGTTTTGTTAGGTCACAGATCAATTCTGAAGGATTTAGTACCGTGGCGGGCGGCGGAAGTGCACCGAAGGTGCCGAAGACTCGGGCATCGGAACAATTTATACTGTGTTTGTGTACAGTACGACAGAAGAAAATAACCGAGACAATATAGTTTAATTATCGTTTGAATCTTTCTCGTGAATCCAAAATTCTTTTTCTTTTACAACCGAACGTTGTTTTGTTTTGTCCCGTTTACTGGATTTGAATACTATTTTAGTCTCTTTTACTTTCTTCCATTTTCCTGTCATTCGATACATTGCAGATTCTATTTGTACAAATTTATCTATGAATGTGTTTGCACTGAATGCTTTTGGAACAAAATCATTCATGTAATTTTCTGCGTACCAATCAATTACTTTTTTTATCCGGTCGTTGTCTCCTAATTTGAATCGAAATCTGTTTAGTTGGTTTCTCCATGTATTCACATGAGATGTTTTTAGATTAATCGGTCCTGATCTACTTGCTATTCGGTACAATTGAGATACTACATGTTCTACAAGTTGATTTGTTGTTGTTAGATTTGGAATCAATCCTTTTGATGTTGTTGGTAATTTTTTCTCTTCGTGAACTTGTTCGATTTGATCCTCTGTGATTTCTCTTCCTGTACAAACTTTTCTTAGTTTCTGAATTAGTTCTTCGGATATTGGTGAACTTCCTTTCATTACGTCCTCTTGGTGTAGTTACAGACATCAAAAAAAGAAGGGTTGAAGTGTTTTACGTTTCACTTTCTTTTTTTAGAAGACATTTTTTCTTTTTGAAGAAAAAAGTAAGGTTACTCCCCTTAAATCATATTCTTCTATTGAGTGTCATTTAGGACACGGGGGTGTGTCATTTAGGACACGGGTATAGTACCTATCTAGGACATACTGTACAATGTACTGAACACACGTCCTGAGTATGTACTTACTCTAGTGTACACCGTGTATACTAGTGGCTTTTATGACATAGTAGACATTCTGGAACGTACCAGGTTTTTGTGTTTTTTGATCTAATCCAGAATGTTTCATAGATGTTTTGCATTCCTTTTTGACCACATTGTCGGATGAGATCGAGTTCTTTCAGTTTGGATTTGATTTTTTGTATTTGACGAGGTTTCACATTGATTTTTGCGGCTAGTGTGGTGTTCTTTGTCCAACAACCCTCGTTTGCTAATTGACAATAGTTGTTTATGTAAGTCAATATGATTGCTTCAGTTGTGGTCAAAGTACCATTCTGAATAAGGTTCAGAATGTCTTTGGGAATCCAGAGTCCGGCTCTCTTTTTGGGTTTCATGTCTACTCCTCTCGTTTTGCCAGTTCCTGACCGATGATGTAGGCACGTTTTCGGATGTGATTTAGTCGTTTGATCCTGTTTTTGGTTGGATTTATAGCTAATCGACCATCCTGAATTAAGTAGAATGCGGCGTATTCTTGACAGTGAGAACAAGTAATTATGTGTATATTCATGAGTTGTTTTCCCCTATCTGTCACCGTGTCTGGATCTACTTCCAGTAGTTCTCTGAAATTATCACATCGAAATTCTGGTTCTTTCATGCTTCCCTCATGAGTTTGCGAATCTTTCGGATCTCTTTTGGAGTTGCAGAGCCGGGATCTGGGGAATCGATTTCAACTCTCAGTGTTTCACCGGGGAAGGTTTGCAGGTTTTTACAGAGTTTGAACGCTCGTCTTTGAGCCTCTAAACTGTTGTCGAATAGGATGATACGTCTCGGATATTTCCCGATTTGTATCATCTGTTCTTCGGTGTGTTTTAGGCCAAGTGTAGCTACAGATCCCATTCCGACTCGCCATACATCCAAAGGTCCCTCAACCACGATCACGCTGCTTGTTGCATAGTTACTGCCGTATAGTAGTTGACCTTTTTCGGTGTTCGGAGCGTGTCGGTATTTGTCTTTTTCGGTGTCAGTGATCCGTCTAGCTGTCCAGGAAAGGAGTTCTCCGGTGGGATTGATTGGTATCCAGATCGACCAGGGGATTTCCCGATTCAGTGTTGTGGCTTTCACCTTCCAGATGAATTTGATCTCTTCCGGATCAAATCCACGTTTTTGCAAGTATCGTTCATGTTGAATCTGAAGTTCTTGTAATCCTTTTGGTAATGTCAGAGGTTCTTTCGTTTTTGTAATTTTTCTTGGTTTTGACCTAACCTTTTGTATCCTGACGATTTCCTTCTTTCCGGTCAGAAGAGATATTGCATCATAGTGTTTGACAAATCCACAGAGCCAACAGTTGAAGAAGTCATCAGTGAGTGAGTAGCCCAATCGAAATCTTCCGGATCGTGGTGAGCACAGAGGACAATCCATCCCGATGAAGTTCCGGGTAACGTGATGGTGTTCACCATGACGACGGAACTCCACACCGTGTTGATTCAGTAATTCGATCAGGTCCATGATTAAGTGTTTTCGATTTGTTCTTGTGTTAATTTAGCAACTTCCTCGATTCCTTCTTTAACTAGTTGGATGTAAGTTTCTTCAATGAAGGAGCAATCTAGGTAGGGTGGACCGTTTATCCATTCAATTACAGCTATTACTTTTCCGTCTTTAAGGAGCGCGTAATCGGGAAATCCTCCGTATTTGGCTCTCCAGGGTTTGAATTCTAATCCACTCAATTTGTCTTCGTTGTGGTTCATAAGTTCAGTAACTCCGTGAGTATGTCGAATTCATCTGTGGGTTTCCCATCGATTGCTGTGGTGATGATCTTCTGTTTCTTTCGGATCAGTTTCAACAAGTTGTCTTCGATCGTATCTTTTGCTGTAAGATAGTAGCAATTAACAGGTTGCGTAGTTCCGATTCGATGGCAACGATCCTCTGCCTGTGTGTGATTACCAGGAGTCCAGTCGAGTTCAAAGAAAGCGACTGTGGATGCTGCGGTTAATGTAATTCCGATTCCGGCCGCGTGAATGTTTCCGATAAACACCCGACAGTCTTTGTTCTTTTGGAACTTGTCAACTGCCCATTGCCTCTTCTTTCCAATTACACTCCCATCAACGGTTACTTGTGTGTGTTCGTATCGTTTGGTAATGATCTCGATTGGTTCTTTGTGAATTGCAAATATAACAATCTTTTGATTCGTGGTTTCCAGAAACTCATCAACCCATTGCAATGCGTTTTTGAGTTTGAGTCTCGCTGCAAGTCTTTTGAGATAGCCTAGTTTGACGAGGGCTTGGGATCTGACGGCTCCTTTTATCTTTTCGGGTCGGACCTTTGCGAGCCATTGGAGGAAGTTGTTGTGAGCGAGTTGATACTCTCGTCGATTCTCAAGATCGATCTGTATGGGAGTCCTGGTTTTTGGGGGGAGTTGAGTCAGTACCTCGGCTTTCGTTCTCCGTATCATGACGGATTTGCGGAGGTTCTTGTTCAACTCATCTAGGTTGGATTGGCCAGTGAAATCCCACCCCCAGAATCCTTTCTTCGCGTCACAGTACCTCTGGGCAAAAGGAAAGAATGCAGGATAGAGATCGGGTCGAATGATGTTCAGTGGTGACCACAATTCAGCGGGTCTGTTTGTCATCGGGGTTCCGCTCAACCCGATGACGTGCGGGATCCTCTGGGCCAGTTTCCTTGCGGCTTTCGTTCTCTGTGTTGTTCGCGTCTTCAGGTAGTGAATCTCGTCAAGTATCAACACCTGTGGATCTATTTGGAGTAGGTAGGGAGTCCACTTCGGAAGGATGTCATAGTTCAAGATCAACAGCGGAGCGATGTTCCCCAATCCCTCCTGACTCGGCTTGGTACCACTGAGGACTTCAGAGTACATACCAAAGTGTTCAGCAGCTTCTCTCTGCCAATTCCATTTGACAGAAGCGGGACAGACGATGATACACGGTCGTTTGGATGGATTCTTTTTCAACCAGTACAGGGATTGAATCGTCTTTCCCAAGCCCATGTCATCGGCGAGGAGTGCCCGTCCTCCCCACCGATGAATATTCCGGGCTCCCTGCTTTTGGTATGGGTACAGTGTTGTCATCGTGAGGTACTGAGTGCAGTTGCGATTTCACGGTAAGCTTCACTGATTCGGTCCAGTTGCCAACCCTGTTTGCGAAGGTACTGTTTCAGTAGTTCGCGGATCTTGATTCCCCTGTGTTGCGGGGGGTAGTGCTTTGCGATCACCTCGATTTCATCCGGAAGATTGAGGGCCAGTCTCGCGACGTACTCAGCATCTTCGGTGAGTTTGTCTGTTGCTCGGATAGGGGCTGCTGGCTCTTCCTCCATTTGCTTCATCTTTTTGTTGAGGACGGTTTTCTCTTTTTTGATCGACCTCAGAAGGTGAACTTTTACGAGATGGAGAGTCCAGGGTACAAGTTTTCTGTTACCGGGCTGGAAACTTCTCACTGCCTTCAGTGCAGCTAGGTTGGCAGTGGAGATGAATTCCGATGGGTCGTTAGAGTATCGCCCGAACCACTTTGCAAATCGGTTCACCGTCGGCAACACTTCTTGGATCTTTTCGGTTTCAGTCATGTCGTTCCTTTCACAATCTCGGAGAAACGGAAACGCTGTTTCCAGACTTTGGAGGCGGGATTCAACTGAGTTGCTGTGTTGAAACAGGTCAGCAAATCCCATCGGGTTCTGTGGGACTCCTCAAATTCCGCGTTGAGGATCCTCAGTCGTGACCACGGAATCAATCCCTTGCTCGCCGCAATCTGTCCGTATTTCTGGACATCTCCTCTTCCTTTCTGGAGTTCTTCAATCCATCCTGGTAGCATATCTTCAAGGTAATACAAAGTTGTACTGAAGGCTTGAGCTACGAGGGCTCCAAGTATTAAGTTCGTGTCCGTTTTGTGGGCGGCGATCACTTCACGGAAGAGAATGGCTTGCTTGTCCGGTTCCAGTCCTCCCCCCGAGTAGATTGCCAGGGCATGAAACCGCTTGTGAAGGTTCTCGATTGCGATTGTCCAGTGAAGGTTTCCCCCTGATAGACCGGAGGAGAACACCATGTCAGAGCCGCTGCGAGCGAGGTTGTAGGATGGTTTGAGTAACTTGTATTTGGGTTTCTTGGGATCTTCATTGTGGAGTTTGACGGCTTCTTTAAGAAATTGAATTACGGAGTAGTGAGGGATGTTTTCCCAGTTTCCTCCGGCCCGTGAAGGAGCTTGAATTACCGCGTTGCGAACCTCTTCTAGTGTTGCCATTTGAACCCCCAGGATGGGGAGATCCTCCTTGGTTCTCCCCATCCGAATCGATGTGTCAGTTGGAGAGATAGGACTCCAGTTCCGTTCTCTCGTCTTCGGAGAGATCGGCGATCTCACCTCGCTTCCCGGTCTTCCCGTTGCTGAGTTGAACCCGGATGGTCCCGGGGCTCAGCCGCTTTTGCATTCGGTCCACAACCACGCTGCGGGCCTGCTCGAATTCCCATCCCTCCGAACCCATCCACCGGAGAACAGAGGCGAGTGAACGTCCGAATAGTTTCTCTTGGGGACCGCTACGACGGAATCCAACTGTCCGATCAGCATCCGGGAACCGTCTCTGTCGTTCTTCGACCTCGGCGACATGAGCCGCGTTCTCGGCGGAGATGGCTTTGCGGAGGCCGTCGAACAGGTCCACGAGTTCCATCGTCTCGTCGAACTTTTTCGCGGCCTCCACGGCTGCGTTTAGGCGTTCCTCGGCTCGTCTGAGAGCCAGTCCGGCCCGTTTGTGCTTCGCTTTTAGAGCGTCTCCCTCCTCTTCTTCCGTGAAGAGAGGAGAGGATTCCCGAGCCAGTTCGTAGGCCGCAGTCGCGTCGTCTAGGCTCTTGATCAACGATCCATGAATGTCGGCGGTTTCCTTTTCGAGGGCCTGCACAGCGATGGTTCGGATCTTTTCTTCCTCGGCCAGATCGAACCGGATCGTGTGATAGTTGATGTCGTTGTCCGCGAATTCATTGACGATCTCCTCGTACTCGGGACGAGTCATCATGAACTCGGGAACGACCCAACAAGACAAATTGACTCTAATGGCGAACCAGCGGAGACGAACGGATGGGTTGGGAACGGTGGAGTCAGACGGGATGTCGTAGGTCAACAGGAAGTGCCGACGTGCTCCCTCTTCAGTCTTCCATTCGTGAATGTCAGGTTCCGGGGTTTCGACGGTTTCGGTTTTCGGTTCCTGATTGAGGACAGGAGTGCCGTTCACGGGGAAATCGGGATCGGTGTAGTAATCGTCATCGCGAGCCAGGTCCTTCACCTGTTCCGGGGTGAACTCGGGGCTCTCGTCCTCTTCCGTCTTCCAGCCGGTTTCCGGTTGCGTCAGGTGCTCCACGTCCAACATGGACTCGTGTTCTTCCTGAGCATGCTCTTTACACTCCTTCAACGTCCCCCGCATGATCCGGGCTTCCTGGCTCCTGTTCGCTCCCCAATGCAGCCAAAACCGACCACTCGACTTCACAGCGGTGAACACGGTAATCCCGAGGTCATCAACCGCGTGGTGATTACCCGTGTTGGTGTTCCGCTCCCAGGTCAGATTCGTGCTCTTGGTCATGACTCAGTCTCCCAATCTCGTGTATCGTGAGGTCTCAGTTGCCTCACACTACCTACTATAACGGGTAGTCTGAGGATGTCAAGACTATTTCTCAGAATTTTTTGAAATCCATCAATCCGGTTTTGTTTATTTGTTAGTTGACGTTCTCCATTCGATTCTTTTTCCGATTGAGCCGGCGAACACTTCCCCTGTCCTCTTCCTGGTCTGGTTCCGGTTCGGGTTTGTGTTCGATCTGAGGGACTCCAACCCTCCCGGCTTCCTCGGCTTCTTCCCTGTCTAAAGCGGCCATCTGTAGTTGTAACACCTTACGCAGTACGGGGTTATCGTTGCAAGCGTCCAGAGCATCCTGTAATTCTTCTTTCCTCTCGGCGATTCTGTGGAGGGTGGCGGCGACCATCTCGAATTTTGCGTTGATGAGGTCGCGACGGGCTTCGGCGACCTTCATTTCGGCTTCGGCTTTGAGTTGTTCCTTCCCTGCTTGGATCTCCATTCGGAAAACCTCAACTCCAGCGAGGACTCCCTCTTGGATGGATTCACTGAGGGCTTCCACGATCTGCCGACCGACGTTCACTTGATCATTCATCAGTTTTTCCTTTGGTGAGTGTGAAATGTCTAACACTGTGTCAAGATGTCTGCTTGCAACTCGCAAGAGCATTCTAATACGTCTAGGAACCAATCATCTCCTAACAGATTCTTATCGTCTTGATACCATTTTGATTTCTTGTTGATCGGATCGGCCTTGACCTCGATCACATGACGTGAATAGGGGTATGTGGCCTCGTAAGTAGAGACTTTCAAACGGAACTTTTTCTGATTGATCGTAACTACTTTTCCGTCGTGATTAGTCCAAACCTTGTAAATTTCGTAGCTAGCTGACATGACTCAGTTCTCCCAATCTCAAGGGTCCAATTGAGGCTCTCTTGACCTCACACTACCTACTATAACAGGTAGTTCGTGATCTGTCAACACTTCTTGACAGATTTTTTGAAATCAATCAATTCTCTTAGATGAGTTCTTTCGAGCCCTCTCTGCATCCTCTTTCTTCCACATTTCCTTTGTCCAGATGTCACAGAGCATCCCTTCTGTGAAGACACCTTGTCTCTTTCCTGTCTCCGCGTCATGCCATACGGTTCCGGATCCTCTGTAGCGATGAGTAGTAGGCTCAGATCCGAACAGACTGAACAGGAGAGGGAACATGGTGTTCGTGTGCTCAACTGTCAGGATGCATTCGTCTAGTTCCAACCATTCAATAGAGATAAGACGTGCACTCATTGATGTAACTCCTTACATGGTAAGACTTTCTCGCTTCTCGTACAGTTCGATGAACTTTCTTTCTACATCTCCTTTGTCGTAGTAGGTGTATTTGTTTCCGTCCATGCACATCTCGTAAAGGTAATTTTTTGGCAGAGTTATGGAGGTAGAATGGGATTCTCCCCGGTAACCGGTCAGACTAATGACGATCAGTTTGGGATGGTTTATATGATGTGTTGTCCATGTTACGGGAGGAGTGGTAGGCATTCGGACGTACAGTCGATCTGTCTGTGGATACCACCAGTAGAGTTTGCCTCTAATTGCGTCGGCGATACAGTGTAAGTCGAGATCGTCCAGGTAATCAGCAACACATCCTTGACTGTCCCGGGCGATTTCTTCAAGGATGGGCATGTGTTGTTGCAGTTTCTTTAACTGAGCCCATTCCCATCCGATTAATCTTTCCTCCTCTGGTAATCGGGGATCATCTATGTGGAGGTAATCTGAGTGTCTCCATCTTGAGAATTGGTCGTTAGGATCTAGTTGATGAACTTGTCCGTAAGGATTCCCGTCACTGTTCAGTTTGACGTAGTAACGTGTGTTCATGAGACTCTTCCTCAAAAAGGAACTCCCTCGTCGTCCTCACCACTCTCCAGATTGAGGAGATCCTCCTTACTGATTCCCATTTCCATCCAAAATTCGTGATGTGTTGCATCATCAACCCGGATTCTCAACATCCCATCTACCCATCGGATACGAGCCTCCATGTCCGGTCTCCCGTACCCGTGACGACCCTGTGCTTTTGCTGTAATTTCGTACATTGTTACCTCTGGTTGAGTAGACAGCGGAAGCCGATGTTGCCGTCGGCGTATCCGGGGGGGTCGGCGTAGCGGTAGGCAGCCCGCACGCCCCGTGCGCGGTTCCAGAAGCTGCCGCCCCGGAGGGCGCGATCGGTACTCGTTACCGTCGGACCTAAAGGATCTATCGTAGGTCCCTCGGTGTAGGGACGATGATCATCCAA